TGCTTACTCAGAAGGGAAGGGAGAGAATGAGTAGAGTCCTACGCTTCGATAGCAACGGAGATCCATTCTTAGGAGATCCAGACGACAGAGTAATTGCATTCCACCCTCGCGTCTCGCCACTTGTGAACCTATACGAAGTGGTAGACGAGAAGGGTGAGGCGATCTGGGGTGGCAACGATACGCACGAAGCTATCCGCTACCTACGCAATAGCCCTGTTAATTGCAGGATCCTTGTGTCGGGTTGGGAGAGTGATGACGAAGATGCTCACCTCGTAGGCCAACCCATTGACATCACCAAGCTTGTCTATGCGGTATTGGCGGTGAATCAATGAGCTATTTCTTGGGTATCCTAGGCGTAATGCTAGTGGCGTACGTCCTAATTGTATGGGAGGATAAGATCAATGGACAATGAGAAGCGACTGGCGAGTGCTGCAAAGCAAGCCGTCTATTACCGCAACTATCGAAGAGCAAGAGATCGCGCCCTGGTGAAGCTGGCACAAGCCTACCCAGATGCGTATAAAGAATTGCTGGAGAAGGAAAAGGTGAGTGATGAGCAAGAAGGCAAAGCGTGGATTGATCTTAACGGGGCTACTGTTAATCCTCGTATCGTTGCACGTGCAAAGGCTAGGGGAATTACCCTTACCCAAACCGATCCAAACCAAGGCAACAATGGAGGAGAAGAGTGAGAACAGAAAACTTGCATACAAATTTAGTAAAGCTCTCGGTTATACGAGAGCAGAAACGACGTGCCTCTTACGACTTTGGACCCGTGAATCCCGCTTCGACCACCTTGGTTTCCCAAAGAACTCTAAGGGAGAACCAATTAGCTCAGCTTTCGGAATTGCTCAACTCCTTAGAGAACGTAGTAGAGAACCTGAACTACAAATCCTTCACGGCCTACGATACATTAATCACCGCTACGCAGGGAGTGCGTGTCGCGCTCTCAGCCATAGCGACAGACGAGGCTGGTACTGATACTATCTGATCCGCTCACCTCTTCCGAGTAACGAGAACCCTACTGCACCCTTCCGCGGTAGGGTTCTTTACTTGTCGGTAGAGTAGAAGCCTTTACCCTTGAAGGTAATGGCAGGCGTATCCCACTTACGGATCATTGTTACGTGGCAATCAAAACAAGAAGGCTCACGTGGATCCTCGTGGATACTGCGCTCAATAGTTATTTCCCCATTGCAATCAGGGCAACGATAGTCGTACTGCATCAGAGCTTTACCGCCTCTTCGATAGGTAGATAACCTACTAACTTACTGACCTTATTGGAACGTGAGAACTCTGTTGTCGCTGGCATCCAATGACTAAACCATTCAGGCTCTGGCACTTCCATCAGGTCAAAAGAAAAGACCCCTTCTGGGGTCGAGTTAATGTAGAACGGGGTAAGATCTCGCTCTGCTGCCTGCGTTATCAGCTTACGATACTTCATCTCTTCAATCAGTAGCGTGGGATAGTGGGTGTTGCGACACTTCAACTCTATGTATGCAGATGAGTCACGACTGATGCAATCGAATGAGTCATAGATACCCTCTGACTTCTGCAAGTCAGGGTACTTGGTGTCCAGTAAGAACAAGAATAAATCAATCTCTTTCATTGCCAAGGGTTGTCACCGCCTAAACCATTCTGCACCTTGCGTAATGCGCTGGTGCATCTACGATCTGCGGTAGATACTGCACACTCTAGTAAGCCTGCCACCTGTTGCAAGGTAAGTCCTTCGTGGTAGCGCATACGAAGTATGGTTTGATCTTCTACTTCAAGCTTTAGATATGAACGCTTCACATCAATCAAGGTAGCAAGCAGGTTGCCACCTTCTGCTGGAACGCTAGGCTTCTTAGGTGAGCCATCATTAATAAGGTTCTGAGCCTGCTCTAGCACCGTGTCATCTACAATGGATGCGATAACGTGAGGTAAAACCTGTGCGATCATAGCTGTATCGTAGAAGGCTTCATCACCTGTTCGATAGCCAGACTTAGCCGCCTTCTCCTTGCGAGCATAGCGTTCTGCTGCACGTTTCATCTGCCAAGCAATGCGCTTCTCATTGATAACACGTTGGACTGGGTTAGGTTCACTGAGAGCATCATTGAATTGTGTACCACGTGTAAGCGCCCAAGCAAGGCACTCTTGTAGTACATCATCTCGTTCTACGTAGCCACGAAAGCGACGGGCTATTGCACTAGCAACGCTAGGTGCTATGTCGTAGATAGATTTATGTAGCTCAATCACAATTAGGTTCTTCTACCTCTGGCCACACACCATCGAGTACCATCATTGCAATAGCAGAATAGTTTAATAAATCCACAAAGCTATCACGCAATGACTCATTGCTTGGCTTAATACCAGAGTCTAGTAAGTTATTGATGCGAGCTATCTTGTCCCACATACGTACACGCAGACCATTAAGTGGTCCACCTGGTGAATGAGCAATGTTCTTTGGGCCGTAGTCGTGATGCTTACGCACCAGTAGATTGCCTGCTTGATCCATAATGCGCCAGACATCTGCGATGAACGCTTCATTTACCTTGTCGGCATAGGCCGAAGCAGTATAGTCTCGGTTTCCATATTGATCTCTAGGATCTGGAAGCCCATATGCTGCAAAATCTGTACCATCTGTAGCCATTCGTCTCTACTCATCCTTCTGTCCTAGTAGCAAAGCCTTCGTTGCATCTAAACCTTTGGTCAGATAGAAGTCATTGATGTCCATTGATGGGGGTAATGTTACTATTGTGCTATTAGAAACCTCTTGCGCGACACGCTTAGCAAACTCTGCGCCAGGGTTGGTGCCATCTTCTTTAATATCATTGTCGCCAATAACAAAAACTGTGTCGTAACCAGTAAAGAGCTTGACAAAGTGTGGCTTCCAAGCCTGTACCCCAGGTACACCTACTGCTGGTATGCCAACAAGACCAGACAAGACCAGCGCATCTAACTCACCTTCACATACTGCAATGTATGACGAGTCAATAGTTATATCGCTAACGTTATACAGGTGTGCCTTCTGCCCTGTTGGTGATCCATACTTGGGTTTGCCGTCATCTAGTCTGCGAAACTTATAGCCCACGCAGATACCATTAGCTGTCATATAAGGGATAGACAGCCAGCCTTGGTGCATCTCGTGACCATTGATGGGATCTACTACCGTACCTAGCGAATACTGACTAGCAACTACATCAGATATCCCACGTTCTTCTAGATATCCTAGAGCCTCTGCGCTTATGTTTCGGCTGTAATGTTTGGCCGCTTCCGTCAATGATTTCGATTGCACGATTGAGGGCATCCTTAAACTCCAAGTTCTCTATGTGCATAACAACATCTACTGAACTGCCACCCTTACCGCAGGTATGGCAGAAGTACAGGTTGTCATACGTATTCATTACAGCACTACGTCTGCTGTCTGTATGTATACAGCAACGAACCGCTGCTGACTTACCTTCTCTTACTTCTCCACCGTAATAGGAAACAATAGTTCCTATGGGGATTGAAGTTGCATCAACGGAGTTCTTTCGTTTGCTCGCTTTATGTACCCTGGACCAGTCTTGTGCTGGCATACGCACCCCTTGTCGTCACACTTATCGTGCCATTGAGCTGAACGTTTGTAGTGAGCAAGCGTGTTCTCTTCTCCGCCTTTATGACAGTTCTGGCAGATCATCTTCTTCTTCTTCTTCTGTAGTTGAAACTTCAACTACTTCTTCTGGTACAAGTATTTCTGTTGTTGTGATATCACCTTGTGGTACTGGCATTACTGTTTCTCCTTTAGCCATTGAGTTAAATCCTGGATGACCCAGGCTTGATCTATTGAAGCGTTGCGACGCTTAACTACAACATATGACAGAGGGACTTCCCCGATACCTCGTGCCTTTGCGTAGTTAAGCGCCTCAACTTGTGCTTCTCTCCAGAACTCAGGCAGGGAAAGGGTCTGCCTGTTCTTGAGTTCAAGGATGTAGGTTTCTCCAGATATGATAACAACCATATCACCTTCATCCTTTGCCCCAGCTTTAGTCAGACGTTCTGCTATTACGCTTTTGCTGCGTAACCATTTCATTACATCTGTCTCAAACTGAGAACCTTTGCGTCCGTTCTTGTTAGCCATTGAGTATCAAACTTTCCATAGGATTAAGATATGCAACTGGTACATACCAAGTCTTATCATTGTATCTCCACTCATCACGCTTGCATTCAGAGCCAAGTTTCCAACCAATAGCTTTGTACTCAGGGCCTTTCCAATCAGGTCCAACCCTTCGTGTCTTATGGCATAGACCATCAGACATCAGCACATATACAAGGTTATCATTATCTCTAGATGAGTAACGCATTCCTCTTACTGGTGGAAACGAGTAACGGATCTCTCCGAATCCTGGGATGTCGAGTTCTGACTTCCATTTATTGTAGTGTGGAGTGAAGTCATACTTACCGACCATACGTGCGAATGCAAGTTCTGATCCTGCACACACAACGTGCTGCCACATTTCCCATAGGTCACCCTCTGAGTAATTGACATTCTTCGTTGGGTCACCAAAGTATGGCTTCTGTCTTTGATATCCGACTTCAACACAAACAGCTTCCTCTTCTATTGTTAGAGCGTAGTTAGATAGCACCATATGTACTTTCCTCGCTATTGATACGAAGGTAGGCCCTACCTTGCGCATCATCATCACCTATCTGACAAGAACCAAAGTTCACAAACAGCGATGCCCATTGTGAGGCATCTGCAAAGTGTGGACCAAAGCGGTTCTTAACTGATGCTACCCTGAGTAGACCCTGTGATGGGTCATACCCTAGCGTAAGGATCAGAGCGGGTAATTGATTCACCTTTCCGTGGATTGCACGTCTAGGTGGTGGCATCATAGGAGAGCCATACTCACTCTGTTCGCTTACGTGATGGAGTACAAGCACACAAGCTTCAGTCTTACGTGCCATATCGTGCAACTCCATCATAATTGCACGAAGCCCAGCCCATTCATTATCTGTCTCGGCTGCCACATTCATTAGGTTATCTATGATGATTAGCTCTGGTGTTACACCATAGAGTTCAACATATGCCTTGACTTCCATCTCGATATCATCGAGAGACGGACTGGAATCAAAGACCCATTGGATATGAGAAGCCTTAGCCAAATAAGGATCGTAGTAACGCTGGCTTTTATTGATATTGTTTTCGACAGTCAGTTGTGAGTGACCTGAAAGATGAGCAGCAGTACGTATCATTACTGTTGCTGTGTCTGTATCAGCAGAAAAGAATAACGTTGGAACCTTTGCTTTGATTGCATAGATCAATGCGAACATTGACTTACCAGCATTGGGTGCAGCAGCGACCATACAGACTTGGCCACGACGGAACTTGATAGATTGCTTAACTAAACTTTTCCACACGTCAGGTAGCGGTGTGGCTTTGGTAGTCACACCACCCCAAGCACGGGATAGGTTAAGCACTCTGCTCCTCTTCCAATATTATTCGTCGTTCTCTACGTATCCTTCTGCGGTCACCATCGGTGAGTCCACCCCAGATACCGTGGCGTTCCTTACGGATACCCCACTCAGCACATTCAGTAATGTGTTCGCAGCTACGACAGATTGATTTTGCTGATGCAATGCTCAGACGTACAAGCTTGCCTTCGTTTTCCTTGTCAGGAAAGAAAAGATCTCCACCTACCTGAGCACATAAAGGAACCTCAAACTCGTGTGGTTCCCGCATTGACTAAGCCCAGATAGTTGCGCACTTATCTGTTGCACCCTTTGGCGCAGCACACATCCAGCCCTTCCAAGGGCCACGAGCAGAAGTACCTGTACGGAAACTCATTACTCCGTGTGCGCAACTTGGTGCCTGTCCTTCAACAACAGTTGCACCTAGTTGTGATGCAACAGATGCAACAGAAGGTGCAGGTACAGAAGCACGAGCAGGTGCAGCAGCGGTAGCACCTAGGTCAGATGCAGTTGTCTTGATAAGAGTTGCAACCATTCCAAGGTCAGCAAGACCTGTCTCTAGATCCTTTACATCAGTTGCGTAAAGATTGATAAGAGTTCCGTCAGCTAACTTATAGTTAACTTGGAACTTTGTGTTTTCGTTTGCAGCCATTTACTTTCCTCCAGATTGTTTGATTGTTAACCGTAATGAATCTGCACCCTGCTTAGTTGGTACGAAGCCAAGTTTAGCAAGTACTTCATCTTTGTCTACTGATGTAACTCCAGCTACCTTGTTCCAGCGAACTTGGATACCTGTATCTGTAACCCCAGCGATACCTTCAAGAGCAGACTTTAGTGAGTCTTTTTCCTTTGTCAACTCTTTGATCTTCTCGTCTATTTGTAAATATTTCATCGCATTGGTTGAGGCATCCTTGTCTTGGATTAACACCTCTTCACTAGCGATACGTTCTTTTTTTAGACCAACGCATCCTAACTGCCCACTTGCGTCATAGAACTTGCAATAGAACTTGCAGTAGTTTTCTTCTCGCTCTGGCTCTGGTGCTACTTCTGATGCCTTGATAGCTTCTAGCCAACCTAATGCCTCTAGTGCCATTGCCTCGTTGTAATCTTCTGTGTGAACTTTAACGTCTCGCTCATCACCATCACGTGCAATGGCGACAAGCGAGACTCGCTTCACATCATAGCCATTCTTTGCTAATAGATAGCCATAAGTCTGCACTTGCCAACGCTGTTGTGTTGATGGGAAGTATGAAAGGTTCTTTACCTTGCTTGTCTTCCAGTCAATGACATCGCCTGTGCCTGGAACGAAGCAGTCAATGTGTGCCTTCATCCCATTGTATTCAACTTCGGTTTCAATGAGTACATCTTTGTTATCGGACAAGGCTTCTTCAATGGCAGAGTGGATAGCAGTACCCATAATTGCAGCAAGCTTCATCTCATTGTCGTTAGTCTCAGGTTGATCGTTGAGTCTGTACCAGACCTTACGACGACAACCACCTAACTCTGATGGACCAATCTGTACTTGTGTAGATCGTGAACGTTTAGCATCACCTGCACGTAGTGCGTTGAGTAATAGTTCTTTTGGGTCAGTCATTTGTTTGTCCTCTTTCGTGCAATAAGAAAGCAAGTCTACAAGCTTTCCATCCCTGCTCAAACCAATAGTGTGCAGCGTATTCACCTGTTGCTATTACATCTTTGAACTCTGGCTCTACATAATCGTATGTATTAAACTCCATCGTTACATCCTTTCCTGGACCACCAACTGTAAAGGCTTACCAGTATTAGCGTCAAGAACCGAAGCAATCTCAACGGCTTTACGGGCGTGTCTCTTTGCGTAGGCTAGGTCAACATCAGGTTTGATAGCTGAATACAGGTAGCCAAGAGCAAGCTGACCACCACTACCAATGCCATACGTTCCGTGATTGCTTTGGAAAAAAGAGAGATCACAAGCAATACGAAAGATATTACCGTTAAAAGCAATGAGATAATCGAAGCCACCATCTTTATCCACCTTGTTGTAGTCGTAGTTGTTGTCGTTAAATGCTGTGAGAATACTTGGGATAATCTTCTTACCCATAAATTGTGCTGGCTCTTCACCACGATAGAGCGGTGGCTTCCAGTTGTATGCAAGGATATCGCCAGGTCTAGTATCTCCTGAGATACCAATGAGAAACTTACCCACCTCTAATATCTTTGGAGTAGATGTAGCAAGAGTTACTAGATTATCTTCTGTGATCTGAGAGTCAGCTACAAGAACTGCATAATCAATTCCTTCTACACCTACGATTGTTGTCATAGACCAAGGCTACCAGCAACGGCGTGTCGTAGGTCACGCGACACCTGCATAGAGTTATCATATTGTATGCGAATCCGCCTACCCAGACTGTCCTTACCTAAGTCCTGGAGTGGCATTCCTAAGCCCTTTGGCACCGATTTGCGGGGTTTAGGACCCATTCACGTATGTACCTGTGGCTCACAGGTCTTTCAGGTTATGGCAAGCTTTGAGGATTCCGAGATAGTCTGGTGGTTCCTCGATGGAACCTGCGTTAGTTGTGGAAATCTGGTTACAGTTCCCTGCCCTGCCGATAAAATGGCATAAAAAAAGAAGCCCACTCCCCGTAGGGAGTGAGCCTCTTTGCCTCGCAGTTACTTCTTACTTGGCCCCGCGACCAAACTCTGTAGCTGATGGATCTATTGCCTTTAGCAATGGACCTGCAACTGCTGCGACTCCTGCCATAAGCAGAGCCTTTGGGTCTGTCACACCTGCAAGATACAGGGCCAGCACGGATGCCACTCCCGCTCTCAGATATGTAACTGCGATTGCCTTGATTTGTTCTGTGTTCATTTTTCCTCCTATGGGGATTAGGACTTTGCACCGTGCAACTTGCAACAGGTACAAACTTCTTCCTTCGGCAACTTCTTAACTGCTTTAGGAATTGTTTTTGCTCTGAGTTGATTAACAATCTTTGGTTGGTTCATCCACCAGAACCAGGGACTTGTATCATTACCCATACTTCCATTGATGGAGATATGCAGGTGCTTATTGTGTGGGTTGCTACCACTGTAATCACGGTCACCTTCTGTTGCACGTTCTACTGACCAGATCTTTCCCTTGAAGATTA